CTTGGGGTAGTATGACTATTGATGGTGGACAGATTACTTAACAATAAAGGAGAGGTAGAATGAGTATTATTCAAATTAAAAGAACAACGACATCAACTGTCCCCACATCTAATTCTGGTGGTGCATCATCAACGATTGACGCTGGTGAGTTGACTTATAGTTATGCTGCTGGTGATGGTAGTGGAGATGAAAGTGGTGTTGGTAAATTATTTATAGGACATCCGGATGGTAAGTCTGGTTCAAATGCCGCAGTTATAATTGGTGGTTCTGTCTTTATGAATATGTTGGATCATACTGCCGGAACAGCAACAGCAAGTTCAGCTGTTATCTTAGATTCTAATTCAGCTATTAACGCAGTTAAGACTGCAGCTTTACATATTGGTTCATCTGGTTCTGAAACACAAGTAACAGCAACTGGTGCTGAATTAAATTATGTAGATGTTACTGCTGGAACTGCAACTGCAAGTAAAGCAATGGTATTAGATAGTAATGCCGCAATAAGTGCTGTTAAGACAGCCGCACTACATATTGGTACATCTGGTTCAGAAACAGCAGTAACAGCAACAGGTGCTGAACTTAATAAACTTGATGGTGTTACCGCAACCACAACAGAATTAAATTATGTAGATGTTACACCCGGAACTGCAACTGCAAGTAAAGCAGTTGTATTAAATGCCTCATCACATATTGATACTATTAAGACTACAGCTTTACATATTGGTGCTTCTGGTTCTGCAACTCAAGTAACATCAACTGCAGCTGAATTAAATATTCTTGACGGTGTTACCGCAGATGCCACAGAGTTAAATAAACTTGATGGTTGTACTGCAACAACTGCTGAGTTGAATTATGTAGATGTAACAACAGCAGGTGCCGCACAAGCAAGTAAAGCAGTTGTATTAGACAGTAATTCTCATATTAGTGCTGTTAAGACAGCTGCATTACATATTGGTTCATCTGGTTCTGAAACACAAGTAACATCAACGGCTGCACAATTAAATTATTTAAGTACCATAACAGGTGGTATTGATACTGATTTAGGAAGTGGTGTTGCTGGTGGTCATACCACTCTTACAACTGCAAAAGCAGTAAAAGAGTATGTTGATGCAACTCGTTCAGGATTAGAAGTAAAAGATTCAGTAGTTGTAGCAACGACTGCTGATGTTTCTACATGGACTTATGCAAACGGTACAGCTGGTGTTGGTGCTACATTAACTGCATCAGGAAATGGTGTGGTTGCTATTGATGGTGTAAACCTTGCACTTAATAATAGGGTACTTGTTAAAGATCAAAACCCAGCAACCGAAAATGGTATTTACTATGTATCTACTGCTGGTGCTGTTGGTGCAACTCTAGTATTGACAAGAGCTACTGATGCCGATACAGCAGCAGAATTAAGTTCTGGTGTATTCTTCTTTGTTGAACAAGGTTCTACAAATGCAGATAATGGTTATGTAATGACTCAGGATACTGCAATTACTTTCGGTTCAACTGCCGTTGAGTTTTCACAGTTCTCTGGTGCTGGACAAATTACAGCAGGTAATGGACTTACAAAAACTTCTAATACACTTGCAGTTAATGTTGGAACAGGTATTTCGATTGTAAGTGATGAAGTTCGTATTAATACTTCATGGGCTGGACAAACTGCAATTACAACTTTAGGTACTATTGGAACTGGTACATGGAGAGGAACCCGTGTTGAGCCTGCGTATGGTGGAACTTCTATTGATACTTCAAGTTCAACCGGTGTTGCAATAGTTACAAGTGGTACTTGGTCAACTCCAACATCATTGACGGTTCCGTTTGGTGGAACTGGTGCTGCATCATTTACCTCTAATGGTATTCTTTATGGTAATGGTTCTGGAGCAATTGCTGTAACAGCTGCTGGTACTGATAAGTATTTTCTTTATAGTAATTCAGGAACACCTGCTTGGACAAACACAATAGATGGTGGTACATTCTAATTTTTATAATAACTTATAATGGAGTAAATTATGGAGCAGATGCAAAAAGATTTAAAGTATGCACAACAACTGATTAATGTTTTACAAACGAAATTGAATGATAGTGTTGCCTTGAATATTCAATTAGAAGCAAAGTTACTTACTTTACAAGAAGAAGCAAAAGAAACAACAACAGAGGATAAAGTAGATGGCAATAGTAATAAAACCAAAGAAAAGTGAAACAGGATCAGCAGTACCCGGTACTAGTGATTTAGCCCTCGGTGAAATGGCAGTTAATACAGCAGACAAAAAAATTTATGTTAGAAATTCTGGTGGAACTGTTGTAGAAGTTGCGAACGGTGCTGGTGGTGTATCAGAAGCCACAGCAACGACTATTGCACAGAATGAAGCAGCTGCTTTGGCAATAGCATTAGGATAATCATATGGCTATAACTACTAGACAGGGACTTATAGATTATTGTTTGAGAAGATTAGGAGCTCCAGTTACAGAAATTAATGTTGATGACGAACAAATTTCTGACCGCATTGATGATGCGATTGAATTTTTTCAAGAGTATCACTTTGACGGTGTAGAAAAAGTTTTTCTAAAACATACAGTAACGCAGACAGATATTGATAATGAGTATCTTACAGTCACTAATGCTGTTATTAGTGTTTTGCGTGTTTTACCTATTCCAAACTTTAATGCTTTTCAAACTGGTTTCTTTAATGAAGAATATCAGTTAAGATTAAATGATTTAGAAAATTTCCAAAGTTCTACCATGATTAATTGGGCTATGGCTCAAACTAATTTTTCATTAGTAGAACATTTATTTTCTGTTGCACCTACATTATTATTTAATCGAAAACAAAATAAAGTATATTTGGAAACAGATTGGTCTAACAAGTTTAGTGTTGGGACTATTCTTATCATAGAAGCATATAGGTCTCTTGACCCTGCAACATACACCGAAGTATATAATGATATGTTCTTGAAAAAATATGCAACAGCATTAATCAAACAACAATGGGGAAGTAACTTAAAGAAATTTACTGGTGTTACTTTGCCGGGTGGTATTACATTAGATGGACAAACCATATTTACTGAAGCTACAGAAGAAATTACAAAGATTGAAGAAGAAATGAATATGAAATATGAACTTCCTCCAGATGGAATTATAGGGTAATATATGGCTTCTAATATTTATTTTCAAAATGCATTAGCAGACCAAAACTTACTAAACGAAATTAATAGAGAGATTATACAACAGGCTGGTATAGATGTAATGTACTTGCCTAGAACTCTTGTTAAAGAAGATTTAGTAATGAATGAAGATGTTTTGTCTAAATTTAGTAATGCATATCAAGTTACAGCATTTATTAAGTCTAGTGATAATTTTGGTGGTAGTGATGATGCTATTTCTAAATTTGGTTTAGATATTCGTGATGAACTTATTTTAGTTGTTCATGCAGAATCATTTAAGTTTTCAACAGATTTAACCAAACCACTTGAAGGTGATTTAATATATTTTCCATTATCAAAAGGTACATTTGAAATTAAGTTTGTTGAAGATGAACAACCATTCTACCAAGTTGGAAAGAATTATGTTTTTGAATTAACTTGTGAATTATTTCAATATGGTGAAGAAGATATTGATACGGGTACTGATGCTGATAAAGTTGAAAGAGAAAATGCATACGCTATAGATTTGGTATTAACAGCTACTGGTGGTTCTGGTGACTTTATAGTTGACGAACAAGTATATCAAGGTACTAGTCTTGCTGATGCAACTGCAACCGGTACTGTTGCTGTATGGACTTCCAGCACTAAAACATTAAGAGTTAATAATATCTCTGGTACATTTGCTGCACCGAAGAAAGTTACTGGTGTAACAAGTGGTGCATATTATGACCAAGGAACAGTTGACGATCAAGCACTACCAACAGTTCCATATGCTGATAATAAGATTTTTGAAACAGATGGAGATAATGTATTAGATTTTACAGAATTAGATCCGTGGAGTGAAGGAGACTTATAATGTTTGGTTATCACTCATATAATAAAAATATAAGAAATATTGTAGTATTATTCGGAACAGTATTCAATGATATTTCTGTAAAACGATTAAAGTCTGATGGAACTACTGAGCGTGAATTTAAAGTTCCTATTGCTTATGGGCCCTCCGAAAAGTTTTTAAGTAAACTCAATCAACAATCTGTAACACACTCAATAACATTACCAAGAATGTCATTTGAAATTACTGATTATGCTTATGACCCTGTAAGAAAATTACAGACCACGAAGAAAATCAAAAAAGTTAAATCTGTTACACAATTAAATACAATATATAATCCTGTTCCGTATGATTTCAATATTACTTTAAGTATTATGGTAAAATATAGTGATGATGGAACACAAATACTTGAACAAATACTTCCATACTTTACACCAGAATTTCAAGTTACTATGAATGAAATGTCTACAATGGGAGTCAAACGAGATATTCCAATTATATTAACTGGTGTTTCAACTGAAGATACATATGAAGGTGAGTTTTTAACAAGAAGAGCTTTGATACATACTTTAACTTTTACTGTTAAAGGTCATATATACGGAAGAACTACTGACCAAGGTGTTATACGAGAAGTTGATGTTAATTTGGGTGCCAATATGAATGATAAAAAAGAAGTGAATATAGATATTAAACCAGACCCAACAACAGCTGATGCTGATGATTCATTCGGCTTCACCGAAACAATTACTGATTTATGAAAAGTGAAACTGTAGAAAAATTAAATAAAGTTCTTAACATCAGCGGTGAATTAGTTAAAAAAGAAAAAGAAAAATCACCGGATGTTGAAGTCAACACGAAAGATTTGACAACTGAGTATGAATTTTCTCAGGAACAATATCATACACTTTTAGATAAAGGTAATGATGCTCTTGACGAATTGTTGGCAGTTGCAAAAGAATCAGAAAATCCAAGAGCGTTTGAAGTTGTTACTCAATTAATTTCTGGATTGACAAATACAACAAAAGAACTTTTGCAATTACAGAAAACAAAGAAAGAGATTGAGAAAGATACAAAAGACCCATCAACTGTTAATAATTCTTTATTCATAGGTTCAACTGCTGAATTACAAAAACTATTGAATAAAAATAAATAGGTAATTTATGAGTGACCAATATTTAGGGAACTCTCTGCTTAAGAAGGCAGATGTTCAACATAATTTTACAAAAGAAGATATTGAAGAATTTATAGCTTGTCGTGATGACATTGTATATTTCTTGGAAAAATATGTAAAGATTGTTCATGTTGACGAAGGCTTAATTCCTTTCACACTCTTTCCCTTCCAAAGAGATTTAATACATACCTTAACTGACAACAGAAATGTTATTGTAAAGACTGGCCGACAGGTTGGTAAGTCAACCACTACACTTGGTTGGTTATTACATTATGTTCTTTTCCATGAATCTAAAACTGTTGGTATTCTTGCAAACAAAGCTGCAACAGCAAGAGAACTACTTAATCGTATTCAAATAGCTTACCAACATCTTCCAAAGTTTCTTCAACAAGGTTTAAAAGAATGGAACAAAGGTAGTTTAGAACTTGAAAATGGAAGTAAGATTATTGCTTCTTCCACATCTTCAAGTGCAATTCGTGGATTTTCTTTTTCTACAATTTTATTAGATGAGTTTGCCCATGTACAAAGGCATATAGCAGATGAGTTTATTCGGTCTGTTTATCCAACGATTTCATCTGGTAAAGAGACAAAAGTTATTATTGTATCAACACCAAATGGTTTCAATATGTTTCACAAGTATTGGAATGATGCTGAAAATGGTACAAATGATTTTATACCCTTTAAGGTACATTGGACAGCAGTTCCCGACCGTGGCCCAGAATGGAAGAAAAAAATTGAATCCACTATTGGTGCAGATGCTTTTCGGCAAGAATATGAAGCAGAGTTTTTAGGCTCTTCAAATACACTTGTTTCATATGAAAAATTGCAAGAATTATCATATAATAATCCAATTTATACAAAAAGTGATGTAGATGTCTTTGAGGAGGTCAATCCGAACCATTCTTATGTTATGACGGTTGATGTGGCTCGTGGGCAGGGAATTGACTATTCTGCCTTTACTGTATTTGATATTACTGAGATTCCATACAAAATTGTGGCAAAATATAGAAGTAATACGGTTGCTCCCTTGGTGTTTCCAAATATTATAAATATTATAGGTAAGAAGTATAATGACGCTTATATTCTTATTGAGGTAAATGATATTGGATCACAAGTTTCTGATGTCCTCCATCACGATTTAGAGTATGAAAACTTATTTTCAACGGCGTGGTATGGAAGGCATGGTCAGCAACTTAGTGGTTTTGTTGGTGGTAAGAGAGACTCACAATTTGGTGTTAGAACAACAAAATCTATGAAAAAGATAGGTTGTTCTAATTTAAAAGCTTTAATAGAAGATGATAAACTTCTAATACCAGATTATGATATTATTTCAGAATTAGCAACATTTGTTTCTAGTGCTGATACATTCTCAGCAGAAGAAGGAGCAAATGATGATTTAGTAATGACATTGGTTTTATTTGCATGGTTAGTTGATCAGCAGTATTTTAAAGAATTATCAAGTCAAAATATCAGAGATAATCTTTATAAAAATCAATTAAGTGAATTGGATGATTTGACTACACCATTTGGGATTATTGATAATGGCTTAAATCAACAAGAATATGAAGTCGATTCAGAAGGAACAGTTTGGACAAAAGTAAAATAACAAATAATGCAAATTTGATGACAATTATATCAATATAAAAAATGCAATTATTGTAAAGGAGAAAAGTTATGCCGTTTCAAGTAAGCCCAGGAATTAATGTTAGTGAGATTGATCTTACTACAGTTGTTCCCAATGTTGCAACATCAATCGGTGCGATTGGTGGTGGTTTTCAATGGGGACCTGTCTTAGAGAGAACATCTATCACGACAGAAAACGATTTAGTAAAGACATTTGGTAAGCCAAATGATGACACAGCAGAATATTTTCACACAGCTGCTAATTATCTTGCATATTCTAATAATCTTTGGGTTGTTAGAAATGTTGGAACATCTGCAAAGAACGCAGTAGTTGGTGATACTGATGCAGGAACCGCAACAAATGTAAATAATTCTGATGATTGGGAAAATCAAGAACCATTCGGTAGTAGTAATAACTTGTTTATTGCAAAATATCCCGGTGCATTGGGAAATAGTTTAAAGGCTCTCGTAGTAGATGGTGTTGGTTGGGCAACATTTGCAGCCATTGCTGTAAGTGCAAGAACACCTGACCAAGCAGCAATAATAGCCAACTTTGATAGAGCTCCAGGAACATCTACCGACGTTGCTAATGCTGGTGGTCTATATGATGAAATGCACGTTTTGGTTATTGACGAAGATGGTTTATGGACAGGAACACCCGGTGAAGTATTAGAAAGACATGCTTTTGTAAGTAAAGCATCAGATGCAAAAAGAATTGATGGTTCTTCTAACTATATTGGAACTGTACTTCAAAATGAATCAAAATATATTTGGTTGGGGGATCCAACTGAATTAGTTGGAAGTACGACAGATAGTGGTGGAGCTACGGCTGCTCCTAATACACCAAAAGCAAATAAGACATTTGATAGAATAAATGGTGGTTCTCAAGCATTACAAATGCCAGGTGGTTCATTAACAGGTGGTGTTGACGATAATGTTTTAAGTGATGGTGAGTTGCAAGCTGCATATAATCTTTATGTAACTCCTGAAGTTGTAGATGTTACACTCGTTATGGCCGGTCCTGCATCAACTACGACAGGTCGTTGGATTGTTGATAATATTACATCTGTAAGAAAAGATTGTATTGCTCTTGTATCACCTGCAAAAGCTTCAGTAGTAAATGCTGGTACTGCACAAGTTGCTAACTTAACCACAGACAATACCGCTCTTGGTTCTTCAAGTTATGCAGTTATGGATAGTGCTTGGAAATATCAGTACGACAGATACAATGATGTTTTCCGTTAT